CGGGGTGTTCCATCGGGCGTAGTCGCCATCGGTCAGCGCGCGCCGGCCGTTCAGCGTCGGGTTATCGGCCCAGCTGGCACCGCTCCAGGTGATGCCGGCAGCCGCCCACTCGGTGATGTTGGTAGCGAGGTAGCCGGCGAAGTAATCCAGCTGCACCAGTGTCTTCGCTTCGGAACCGCCGGGGGCGTCGGGGGCGTTGCGGAACGTGTGGACCATCCAGCGCAGCGGGTCCAGCTGATAGCCCAGCCAGTAGACGTACGTCGACACGCGGCGCACGAAGCACTTGCCCTGCGGCATCGGCCGGGTGCGGGCCAGCAGCGAGGCGCGCAGCGGGTCCAGCAGCTGGCCGGTGTACTTCGCGGCGGCGGTGTCCAGCCATACGCCCAGGGCCGCGCGGGTCGCTGCGGTCGGGCCGGCGACGTAGCCGGCCACCGCGTTATCAGCCGGCACCGCTCCAGTGCCGGGGATACCGGGCGGGCCGGGCGGGCCTTGCTTCATGGTGTTGATAACGAGGTCTGCCGTGGTCGACTGTGTGCGTAGCTCTTTGGCAAACTCGGAAATTGGCAGCGAGTCGGCCGGCAGGTTGAAGCCTAGCGGGGTGGTGGCCATGGGTCAGGGTCCGATTCTCTTGAAGTGTGCGAAGGTCAGCGCCGGCCCTACGGTGTTGCACTTGCCGGTCGCGAAGGTGGAAGAGGCGCCGATACGGGCCGGCGTCCAGTAGTCGGCCGTGGCCGGCACCAGGGGCGGGCGGGCCAGGGTCAGGGTTATTTCCCATTTCTTGCCGTTCCATGTGGCGCTGCCACCGATCACGAGGCCGCGAATATCGGGCTGGCCGTGGTCGGGTCGGGCGTCGGTGACGTTGGGAATGGCCACCATGATGGAAAACCTCGACGTCGGGGCCAGCAGGTAGCCCAGCGTGGTGAGGTCCAGCAGGTCAGAATCGCGAATGGTTATGGTCTTCGTGCGCCATTGCGCGCCGTCTCGGGTCAGCCAGTGTTCCATCATGGGGGCCAGCTGCGTGGTGCCGTAGTCGCGGGGCATATCGGTATCGAAGCTAACGGCCTTGATTCCGTACTTCTGCCGAAGCGCCGTGGTGTCGACGTAGGTGCGGGAAATCTTCGCCACGGTGGTGGAGTCTTCCCATTCGAATTCTTCGGCGTTCCACTTCGCCGGCCGTATCGCGTTCATGGTCACTTCGGTAATCACGTCGTCAGGCTCCATTCCCCAGCCGGCATCGGCCAGCACGTTGGAGCCATCCAGCTGCACCAGCAGCGCGCCATTAGCCGTCGGCTGCCCAGGGGTCGCGTACCACGTGCCGTTCGCAGCCTTGCCCAGCTTGTCGGCGGCGACGTCGCGGGCGGCGTCGGCCAGGGCTTCCAGCTTGCGGGTGATGCCTTCACCGGGCTTATAAAAGCTCGCGTTGCGGCGCACCATCAGCTGCGCGCGGAGGTACTGATCCAGCAGCTCTAGATACGGTTTGCTTGCGTAGTGCAGCGCGGCGTGCATGCGCGTCGGGTAGGGCACCGGGTAGGCGCCCAGGGTCCATGCATCGTCCAGCCAGTAGTTCATATGGCCCATGCGGTCGGCGCCGGTCACTTCGGCGCTGTTGATGTCATCCACCACGAAGGCTTCGAGGTCGGCGGTAAGGTCCACCGCTTCGATGCCCACGCGCAGCGCGCCGGCCACGTCGTCGTCGGGGTGGGCTTCCATCCGGGCAATGCGGCCTACGAAATAGGTAAAGTCCGATTCGGTGCCGGTGGTCGGGTCGTGGTAAATGGCCACGATTTTACCGGGCTGCAAAAAGTCCAGGGTGCCGGCGCCGTTCCCTTCGGGCACCAGCAGTTCGAACGATGCAGATTCGGTGGTCTGCATATCGCCGTCATTGTCCACGCCGAAGTCGATGGACAGGCCGGCCAGCACCGGCCGGCTACTGCCGGCGGTGCCGCCCATCTGCATGCCGTCGATAAAGACGTGCGGTGTAGGGTGCCCCATTACCGCGAAGCCTTGCCGGTGGAGCGCTCATAGGTGCGGATATAGCCGGCAAGCTCCTTGCCCAGTGCGGCTTTATCGGTGCCGGGGCCGGCCTTGACGTCGATATGGTACGTGTTGCGAATGATGGTGGTGCCGGAGCCACCGAAGGCGCCGGAGCCACCGCCGGCCAGGGCGCCGGCCGTCGCGCCGAAGCTGGCACCGAAGCCGGCCGGGGCGGCGGCAGCGCCGAAGCCGTAGGTAGCGGGGGCCAGCTGCGCGCCGGCGTTCGTTATCGTAGCGAGACTAAGGCCCATGGAACCGCCGCCGTCGCCGGCACCGGCTGCCTTATTCTTCGCGCCGAAGAGGCTTTCAAACCAGCCGATAGCATCCTTCACCCAACTGATGGCGGACTGGATGCCGCCCACGATGCCGTCTAGCGCGGCCTTGCCGGCGTCGCCCATGATGCGCAGCGCACCTTCGATGCCGCCCACCGGGGCCAGCAGGTCATTTATCCAGCGCAACACGTTATTGATGCCGTCGACTACCCACTGCCATACGGCCACGGCCACGGCGCCCATGGCGTTCATGGCGTCTTTGAACCATCCGACGTTGTTATAGGCCCAGATCAGGCCGGCCACGAGGCCGGCTATCAGCAGGATTACCACGCCGATGGGGTTAGCGGACATGGCCGCATTCCAGGCCCACTGTGCGGCGGTGGATACGGCTACGGCTGCCTTGCCGATTAGCTGAATGGCGTTCCACGCGGTCATGGCGGCGTTTACCACCCACACGACGGCGGCGAAGCCGGCCACGGCCACGGCCAGAGGGCCGATTACGGGCGCGTACTGTTGCAGCGTGGCAATGATGGGTTCCAGCACCGGCAGCGCTGCGGCGCCGATCTGCGCGAAAGAATCCATGGCCGTACGCTTCAGGGATTCCAGGGCCACCGAAGGGCCGGCGTTGATGGTGGTGCCCATCCGGTCGGCGGCGCCGGCCACCGAATCGAATTTGTCGCCCATCGGGTCGATGGCGCCCAGGAATTCGGGAATCTTCGCGGTGCCCAGGTCTTCGAGGGGCGTGCCGAATAGGCCGATGGCGGCCTGTGCCTGCTTCGCCGGGTCTTCGATGGCCTGAAGGCCGGCCACGGTCTTGGCGAAGGCTTCCTGCGCTTGCGGGCCGCCGGCGGCAATCTTGCGGGCCATCTCTTCGGCGTCCAGGCCGATGGAAGAATACGCGGCCTTCGTGGCCGCGCTGCCATCCGATGCCCTGATGGTGAATTCCTTCAGCGCGTCGCCGGTTTTGTCCATGGCAATGGCGCCGCCTTTGGACGCTTCGGCCATGATGCCGAAGGCCGTGGTGCCGTCTATGCCCAGGTCGGCGAAGTGCTTGCTGTATTCGTCCATGACAGGGAATAGCTCGGCCTGCATGGCCTTCGGCACCTTCTGCAAGCTCGCGGCCATCAGGTCGTACGCTTCATCGGCATTCTTGGCTAGGCCGGTTTGCATCAGCACGCCGGCGGTAGATACGCCGTCGCCTATCTCGGGGAAGGTGGCGGCAAGGTCCAGGGCTTTTTTCGTCAGCCGTTCGACGTCGGCGCCGCCGTTCGACGCGAAGGTGGTAAGCGTCGACGCGACGCCGGCGATAGTGCCGTTTACCTGCTCCAGAGAATCGCCGTACGCGTTTTTGTAGAGGTTGCCGGAGAGCGCGCCGGCCTTCTTCGAGTCCTCTGGAGACAGGCCCATGGATGCGGCCAGCTGCCGATTCGCGCCGTCAGCCTTCAGGGCCGAAGCGACGCCGGCGGCGAGGCCGGCGCCGGCGGCAGCGCCGGCCAGGTTCAGCCCTTTTTTCGCGGCGCCTACTGCCTTCTCAAGTCCGCTAATTTCCTTCTTCGCCGTGGCGGCGGCCTTCTGCGCGCCGGTGGCGTCGCCAATGATCTTCAGCGAAAGAATGGCGGTCTTGCCGGCCATGGGTGCCCTACCTTCGGTTTGCTTGCGCTCGGGCTTCGTTCTGCTCTTGCAGAATGTGGATTGCCGTCACGATGGTTTCGGAGTCTTCGGCCAGCCAGCTGGCCACCGATATTCCGGTGGCCAGCGCAAGGGCCGTTATCAGATAGTGGGCAGACTCGTCAGGGTGTCTTTTCCCAGGCCGGCCACCGTGTCTTCGGCGTCGTCGTCTTCGCCGGCCAGGGTCACGTCGGCCACGGTTTCCACCCACTCTTCCCACGTCGCGGTGTTGGGGTCTTCGCGCTTCGAGGCGGACCATGCGCGAAAGGGCTGCATCTTCAGCGCGTTTTCCTGAAGGGTGCCCCATCGGGGGTTATTCTTCAGGGTCCGTTCGAAGTTCAGGGTGTCGCCCAGGTTCGGGGTAACGGTGCGCTCGGTGCCGTCCATGTGGGTTACGGTCAGTCGCTGAAGTGCCATGGTGTTAGATCCTGTTCACAAGTTGGTTTAGGTGGTCTTCGTAGACGCGTACCCACCGGCCTTCGCTGGAGGTCGCGCCATCGGACAGGTAGAAACTGCCCTTGATATTGCGGGCTGCCCAGCCCCAGTGAATCGCCGGGGCGTACGGCACGCGCTTATTGCCGGCGCGCAGAATGCCGGCGGTCTTCGTGCCGGCCGCCCGGATGGTGCGGGCGAGGTTGCCGGAGCGCTTCGGGGCCAGCTGCGCCGATGCTTCGGCGGCAATGCCGGCGGCTTCGGCGTGGGCGGCCTTCAGGTCGTTGATGCCGTTCTCTACGTCGGCGAGGCCGGCGCGCAGCTGCCGGCCGCCGTCCAGCCGTAGGGTGAGGGCGCCCACGGCTTACGGGATAACGATGGTGTATTCGGTCGGGTCGCCCACCAGCGCGAATTCGAAATCGGTGGTGTTGCGCGTCTTGACGTCGCCGCCCACTTCGAGGGGCACCACCTTGACTTTGCCCTTCCATCCATAGTCGGAATTGGCGGTGGACGGCACGAAATCGAAGTCAAGCACCAGCAGTTTATTCACGAAGGCCCAGTGAATGAGGTCTGTCTTTTTGTAGGCCTGCAAGATGGTGCCGGAAAGTGCCCAGGTCAGTTCATCGTCGCCGGGCAGCACTTCGCCGGAAAGTACCGTGATGGCATCCGACGCGCTGTAAGACGGCGTGAGCTTGACAGATGTCAGCTGCGCGCTGAATTCCTGCGTGGTGCCGGTCGGGCCGATCTTCAGGGAACCGGGGCCAAGCAAGTGAGACTGAACGGTGGTGGGCATGGTGGGCGCTCCTAGATTAGTTCGGTGAAGGTCAGCACGTAGGCCGGGTATTCGGGCATACTCGGGTGCTGGAAATTGGCGGGGTCGGCGGTGTCGATGTTCAGCGGCAGCCGGAGTGCTTCGGTAATCGGGTCGATGGTCGCCCACGCGGCCAGCCGGTCGGCGTACGGGCCGGCGATCACGAAGAGTTCCCAGGTGGCTTCGGTGGCGTACGGGGTGGTGTACTTCAGCTTGGGTGGCTGGATGGCCACCACAGCGCCCACGGCCAGCGCCGGCGGGATGGCCAGCGCGTCGGTAGTCACCAGCACTTTGTCGATGGCTTCGCCCAGCAGCAGGGCTTGGACTTCGGCCACCAGTTCGGTGGCG